GCAAGCCTTCCCCTGGGAAGGCGCCAGCGACGCCCGCGTCCGCCTTGCCGACCAAATCTGCAACGAGAACGTCGCCCTCCTCACCAACGCCTTCTTCCGGTCAAAGATCCAACTGCAACCCATCGAGTCCAGCGACTACGCCGCGAAGGTCAGCGCCGAGACCGCGTTGAAATGGATGCTCTTCCAGCATTGCGCCGATGATTTACGCCGCGAAGTCGAGCTCCTCGCACAAATGCAAGAGCAATACGGCCTCGCCGTGATGGGGGTATTCTGGCGCCGCACCACCCGCACGGAGTCCAAGACCATCACCCTCGACCAGCTCGCCGCCATGCTCGCCGAGACCGGCGACCCCATGATCCAGATCCTCCTGGAGAGCATCATGGACCCGCTCCAAGAGGAAGACGCCAAGCAAATGCTCGCCGACCTCATCGGCCCCGCCGCCGGCAAGCTCAGCTGCGTCCGCGACCTCCGCAACACCGGCGCCTGCACCTACGAAAATCCCTACCTCTTCGAGAACCGCCCCGAATTCGTCGCCCTCGAGCCCTGGGAAGACATCTACTTTCCCCCTCAAACCTCCGACCTCCAACGCGCCCGCTACGTGTCCTGGCGCGAAATGGTCACCGAGACCGAACTGCGCGAACGCATCGTCACCGACGGCTATAGCGAAGACTTCGTCGAACAAGCCCTCCGCCACAAAGGCGCCTACCGCCGCCCCATCCGCAACTACTACCGCCAAGAAATCATCAACCTCGAAACCGAGCGCGAGATGATCGAGCTCTGGCACTACTACCAGAAGCAATTCAACAAGGACCAAACCACCCGCGTCCACTACACCGTCCTGCACGAATCCGTCGCCGACGAAGTCGCCGTCAGCGAACTCCTCCCGTATAGCCACGGCGACTATCCCTTCGTCGAATTCGCCCGCGAACGCATCTCCCGCAACCTCCTCGAATCCCGCGGCGTCCCCGAGCTCCTCGAGAGCCAGCAGTATGAGATCAAGACCCAGCGCGACTTCCGCAGCGACCGCGCCGCCGTCGCCGTCCTCCCGCCCGTCCGCGTCCCCGCGAACCGCGGGAAACTAAACCTCATCTTCGGCCCCGGCGCCCAGATCCCGGAAAGACGCCCCAACGAATTCGGATGGATGGACCCCCCGCGTTTCGACAGCGGCACCATCGAGATCGAAGCCGCCACCCGCCGCGACGTCGACGAGTATTTCGGCCGCTTCAGCCAGTCGGTCCCGCAGCCGCTCACCATGCTGACCCAGCAAACCATGGTCGACCGCTGGTTGCGCAGTAGCAAAGCCGTCATCGCCCAAGCCTTCGCCCTGATGCAGCAATACGTCAGCGACACCGAGATCGCCCGAGTCGCCGGCGCCATGCCCGCGCCCTTCCAAGTCAGCCGCGAGCAGATCCAAGGCCGCTACGACCTGGTCGCCGAATTCGACGTCCGTGACCTCGACGCCGAAGTCCTCGGCAAAAAGCTCGAGTATATCGCCAAAGTCGCCGTCCCCCTCGACGTCGCCGGCGTTATTGATCGCGCCGGGTTAGTCAACTTCATCGTCGGCGCCGTCGACCCCAGCCTGGCGGCCATGATCGTAAGAAGCCAAGACGTCGCCACCGCCCAGGAGGCCGAAGACGAACAACTCGCCCTGACCAAGATCTCCGCCGGCATCGAGCCCCCGTTGCCCGAACAAGGCGTCAATCCGCAACTCCGCCTCCAAGTCCTCCAAAGCGCCATCCAGGCAAATCCTCAGCTCCAGCAACGCTACGCCGGCGACGAAATCTACAAAGGCATGGTGGATGCGAGAGCCCAAGCCCTGAACTTCCAAATGACCCAGATCCAAAACGCCCAAATCGGCCGCACCGGCGCCGTCCCCGCGCTGGCCAGTCAGCCCCAAAGCATGGGCGGAGCCTTCGCCGCAAGAGGCGCCACGGCCGCCGCGGCCGCCTAATCCCTCAACTCTCATCCCTCAACTCTCAACTCTCCCATGAACCCCAACGTCCAAGTCAGAAACATTCCCGGACTGAACATCCCGCAGCATACGACCGTTGAGCTGAGCTACGTCTCGACCACGAACAATCTTTCCAGCGTCGTCTACAAAGAGGGGACCAACACCGTCGCCACGTTGACCTTCACCTACGTCGGCGGCACGCCGTCCTCGGACGACGCCCGCATAGCCACCGTCATCCGCTCTTAAATCTCAAATTTCTAATTTCCAATGGGCTTCGCCTTCAATCCGTTCACCGGCAACTTCGACCAGAAAGGTTCTGGCGGAGGCGGCGGCTCTGCCTTCTTCGCCGGCGAAGTGGCAACCTATGCCGACCTCCCGCTCGACGGCACCGCCGCGCTCAATAGCCGCTGGCTCGTCCGCTCGAATTCCGGAACCTGGCCTTTCTCGTCCTACAAACAAGCCGGCGTGTATGTGCGCAAAGCCATCGTCGGCTCCTCCCGCGACAACGACTACCAGCTCACCGACACGTCCTTCTTCGACGTGATGAGCGACAGCGCATTCCTCATCTACGACGACGCCGACGCCACCAAGAATCTAAAGTTCCAACTCTCCGGCATCTCCACCGGCACCACCCGCACGCTGACCGCGCCGGACGCCTCTGGCACCATCGCGCTAACCGGCCAACTCACCGAAACCCAAATCTTCACCGCCAACGGCACTTGGACAAAACCCGCAGGGGCCAAGATGTTGCAAGTGGAACTCGTCGGCGGTGGTGGTGGCGGCGGCGGCGGACGGCGTGGCGCGGCAGGAACCGCACGCGGTGGCGGCGGCGGCGGTGCAGGCGCAGGACACACAGTTTTGCTTATTGACCCTGAGTCTCTTAGCGCAACAGAAACCGTGACGGTCGGCGCAGGCGGCGTGGGCGGCACCGCTGCGGGCAACGACACCAACGGCGGTGCAGGCGCGGCGGGCGGCGACACCACTTTTGGTCCACTCAAAGCCTTTGGCGGCAACGGTGGCGCAGGCGGCAACAATACCGCACAAGCTGCCGGTGGCGCATCAGCTTCCGTCCGTGGATTCATCATCAACTCATCACACAGCACAGCCGCAGGCGGTGGCGGCGGCTATGAAGCAACGTCCGCTGCCGCTGGAACAGGATCGTCCTCTTCGGGAAATATCTGGCCTGCAAGTGGCGGTGGTGGCTCACGAATTACGTCAGCCAATGGTCTAAACAACAGCGGCGCCGGCGGTGCAATCGGTTCAGGCAGCGGCGGCATCAATCCGCATTTTATGAATGGCGGCGCTGCGCCTAGTGCTGGTAGCAAAGGCATTACAGGTGGCCGTCTTGGCTTCATCGGCGCGGGTGCTAGTGGTGGTCGCCAAGGAAGCGCAGGCGAAGGTGCCGAAGGCGGCGATGCAATTTTGGGCGGCGGCGGTGGCGGTGGCGCTGGCGCAACAAACGACGCAGGCGGATCAAACGCAGGCGGAAAAGGCGGCGACGGCATCGCCGTCATCACAACCTATTTCTAACCATGACCGAGCAATACGCCATCCTCGATCAAGCCAACGGCCACCTCGTCAACGTAGTCCTTTGGGACGGCGACACCGCCAAGTGGCAGCCGCCCGCCGGAACATCCGCCGTCCGCCTCGCCGACATCGACCTCGCCACACTCCCGCCCGCACCCGCACCGGAAGCTGAACCGATCACCGCCGAAGAACACCTCCGCAGTGTCGGCCTCGCAGGAGACCGCCAGCCCACACTTTTGTATTTACGCCAGTCCCTCACCGCCGCAGGAAAAACATGCGCCGAGCTGGACGCCGTCGAAGCCTACTTGCAGCAAGTCCTCACCATGTTCGCCGCCAATCCGGCGCCGCGAAACGACTGGCCGAATCCCAGCGTCACCTTTGAAGCCGCCGTCCAAAGCGCCATGCAAACCCTGCTTGTCACGCCGGAGCAAAGCGTAGGCGGAAACCCTTAGTGCCTTAGTGTCCCCGTGAGAACCGTCACCCTACAAAGCATCCTCCTCCGCGCCTGGCAACGTGTCGGCAACGACGCCTCATCCATCTCCAACATCCCGAGCGGTGCGCAGACCATGCTCGTCGCCGCGGCGAACGACGCCATCGAGACCTGCTGGACCTGGGCCGACTGGCCCGAATTGTGCCGCATCGAAGAGCGCACCATCCAGGGCAACGAAACGAACGGCTTCTACATCGACTACGACCAAGGCGGCGGCGAGACCCCGATGGGCGAAGTCTTCCAGATCACTCGGGACAACCCGAACAAAACAGCCTCACCCCGCGAACTGCAATACAGCCTCCTCGGCGACAGCATCCGCTTTCCGGACGACACCGACATCCCCGCCACCGCCTGGGTCCGCTACCGCCTCCGCCCCGACACCTACACCACGAGCAACCTCACCGCGACCGTCCCCGCCGTCCTAAGCAAAGCCGTCGGCTACTACCTCACCGCCAGCCTCCTCGAAGAAGACGGCCAGCTCACGAAATCAACCCTC